GCCAAGTCAACTGGCATATTGAGGCTCACGCCGGGTAACGTAACTGATTTGACCGAGATTCAAAATTACATCAAGCAGGAGTGCGAGAAGCACAACGTCAAAGAAATCGCGTATGACCCATACAACGCCGCTGCTTTGGTGGCTAACTTGTACGCTGATGGCTTGCCTGTAAAGAAGGTTGGTCAGGGTATGGCAATGCTGTCAAACCCTTCCAAAACTACTGAGCAACTGATTTTGAAGAAGGCAATTCACCATGATGGCAACCCGTTTGTTGGTTGGCAGCTGGGGAACTGCGAGGTTTACACAGATGTCAACGGTAACGTAAAGGTCAGGAAGAACGAAGCCGATCCATCAGCAAAAGTTGACGGGATTATTGCCATGATTATGGCTTTGCACTGCCATTTGGATAACGTCTTTGTCAGTGAATCATTTGGCTTTAGGTCATTAGAGTGGTAAAGTGTTGGAAATTGAGGGGAAATCATGGCGATTTTTGACATTTTCAAGCGTAAAAACACTCAGTCTGAGAGCAATACATTGTTCGGTCAGACAGCCTTGGGCAACAACATTGTTTACCAAGGCAGCGACAAACGTGCTGGTGTCAACACCCAAATCCTCTATGTAACCACTGCCAGCACCACAACTGCTGGTCGCCCGGTGGATATGTCTGTGCTGACCCGAAACAGCACAATCATGTCCTGCGTGGGTGTAAAAGCCCGTGCTTTGGCTCAGTTGCCAATCAAGATTTGTTGCGAAACTGCTGACGGAAAAAATGTTGATGCAATCCGTGGTGAAGGTGTTGGTGCGCGAGACAAAGCAAAAGCCAAGCAGGTTTATAAACTTTTATCCAATCCTAATAACTTTCAGAGCAAGTATGAGTTTTGGTATCAGTGGCTGATGTGGTACGAGTTGTCTGGTGAAGCCTTTACTTTGTGGTGGAGGAAAGACCAGAACAGTTCTACTGAGACACCATTGGAAATGTATGTTCTGGACTCAACGCTGATTGCGGTGAACATCACGCCTACACGTTATCCGACATTTCGACTTTCCACACCGAGCTATGGTTTCAACAAAGACCATGAGTTCAAATACTTCCAAGTCATGCACGGCAAGGAAATGGCATGGCAAGGCTCGGCAGGTTTTAACAAGGCAATTTTGGCGACTGAATTGGTCGGCTTGGATCAAGACATTGACCTCTATGCTAACTTTGTCATGCAGAACGGTGCAAAACCATCTGGAATGTTTGTTACCGATCAGGTTATTCCTGATGGCAAGTACAAAGAAATTGCCGCCCGTCTGAAAGAGGCGTGGAACAACATGACAGGCAGCAAGACCAGTGACCCAAGCAAGCCGGGTCAAGGTATGTTGTTAGACCAAGGCATGAAGTATCAGAAGTTGGAAATGCTGACGCTGCAAGACACAGATGCTGCTGCTTTGAAGCTGATGACGATGCGCCGGATCTGCGGATTGTTTGGTGTGCCGCCTAGCATGATTGGCATTCACGATGGCAAGTTCAACAACAGCCAAACTGCTTTGGATGAGTTTTACAAAACCACCATGTATCCCACAATTGTCAATATTCAGCAGAAATTGACGCAGCATTTGCTTGATGGCTATCCGTCTTTGTGCGTGGAGTTTGACACCAAGGATTTTCTGAAAGGTGCTCCTTTGGATCAGATGAACTTTGCTACTGCTGGTGTTAAGGGTGGCATCATGACACCTAACGAAGCCCGAAACTACATGAATTTGCCATCAGTTGAGGATGGTGATGAATTGGTTAAAGAGCCAGAACCTGCCGAACCAATTGCAGGTAGCAGCCCCAAAGATACTGGTGGCGGTGGTGGCAATCAGACCAAAAAAATGAACATTGGCACGACTTGATATATTATGCGTACTGATACACAATATCTGGTAGCATTAGCCAAACAGGTCAAACGGCCTAAACAGTTGCCCGTACTTTTGGGGCAACCCCCTAAAATACAGGACAATAACCAATCAATTGCTTTAGGGGCAATCAATGAAGACATTGAATCTTATCTGCGAAGCCAAACTGAATCTCAACGAAAAAGCCAACAACGGCGAATCGTCTGGACAGATTGAGGCTCGCATTACGACTTGGGGCGCACGTGAAGGCGCTGATGGTCGTAAGTTCTTTTACAAGCCAGAAGGCTTTATGCAATGGGCTAAAGAGTTTGCTGCATCAGGCCGACCACTGCCTATGTACGTCAATCACAATGCTGACGCTATCCCTGTTGGCGAGTGGACAAGCATTGAAATGGATGACGAGGGCATGAATGCTGCTGGTCGCTTGTTTCTAAACACATCTGCTGGTTCGGATCTGTATCAAGTGATGAAGGAAAGCCCCAATATGTTTGGCGGTGTTTCTGTTGGCGCTTATGCTGAAGAATATCAGTGGGTCAAAGAAGATGGCAGTGTGTTCCCTGCCGGTTCAGGCGATTACTGGGATGAAGGCTATTTCCAAATCACAAAAGGTGGTTTGCGTGAAACTAGCGTTGTGATGCACCCAAATAACATGAAAGCAGAAATCAAAAAGTTGGAATATTTCCGACCTGATGGTTCTGCTGATTTGAAAGTATTGGAAGAAGCCTTGCGGGATGCAGGTCTGTCCAAGCAGATGTCGGTTGCCGCCGCATCTGTATTCAAAACGGTGATTGAACAGCGTGATGCTGTGAAAGAACCTATTGAAAATGCGCCAATTCAGAGTGATTCTGATGCGGAGGCAACCGAAGCGGAAATTCTTGCTGCTCTTGAGCAACGTGAACTTCTGAAACTCCTTGATAAACGACTTAAAGGTTAAATCATGTCCCAAGTTATCCTCGAAAAATTGGATGCCATCGAAGCTAAACAAGCCGAAGGTATCTCTGCTGTTGAAGCCAAAATCCCTGCTGCTGTTGAAGCTGTCAAAGCTGAAATGGCTGAAATGGTGTCTGCTCTGGAAGCCAAAGTTGCATCCATTCAGATGCCTGAATTCATTCGCACACCTGCCAAAACTGTTCGCCAAGATGTAAACCGTTCGGTGCGTGAGCAACTGTCTACCTTCTACAAAGGCAACAACCGTTTGGAAAAAGAACTGCAAATCTTTGCAGACGAAGCCCAAATGGATGCCTACCTGAAAGAAGCCTCGGCTTTGACTGCTGGCGGTGATGGCAAGGGTGGTCGTACTGGCTACGATCCAGTGTTTGCTGCTCTGCGTTTGGCTAACCCTATGCGTGGTCTGTCGCGCACTGTGGCTACCGATGGTTCTAGCTATCAATTTCGTGTCAAGACTGGCAACGCTGGTGTTGCATGGGGCTATGCAATTCAGAACAACGGTGCAAGCACTACTGAAGACACAAGCATCTGGCAATTGGTTCTGCAAGACTTGAACGTGCAATTCCCAATCCGTACTGCGGCTTTGGACGATATTGACGGTCTGGAAGCCAACGTGGTTGACGATATGTTGGCTGAGTTCGCTCAAGCTGAAGCCTTGTCGATGATCCAGAACAACGATCAAGTTGCTCAAGGCGCTGGCAACCCCTACGGTGGTACTAACGGTCTGCGCGGTCTGGACCAGTACGCTGGTGCTGCTGCTACCTACGCTGGTGGTACTTCCACTGCTGCTGCTTTCGGCACTTCTGGTACTGGCTCTACAAGCGGTCTGCACTCGCTGGCTACTTATGACCAGATCACTTCTAACGTCAACACTGTTGGTGCTAACGCCATCCAATATAAAGACGTTATTAACACGATCTACGCTCTGCCACAGCAATACTGGACGCCTAACACCAAGTTTATGGTTAGCCCAATCTTGGCTCAAGCTATCCGTGGTCTGCAAGACACCAATGGTCGCCCGATCTTCAACTCTGTTGAGTCGTTGAACCCTGATGGCATCATTGGTCAACTGCTTGGCTTTGATGTTGTGATGAACAAGTATTTGGACAACCCAAGCCAATCTACAACTGGTACTGCTGGCACAACTAGCCTGTACCCAATGTATTTTGGTGATTGGAGCCGTTGCCACACCATCATTGACCGCCTGAACATGGTTATGCGCCGCTACGACCAGACATTGCCCGGTTTCATCACCTTCTTTGGTGAGAAGCGTTTGGCAACTTCTGTGCGCGATCCTAACGCTCTTGTGCGTTATCGCTCTACAGGTACAGCTACCTGATAAATTGGAGGGGCGTAAATGCCCCTCCTTTTTGTGCCAATAATTTAGGAACTGTTATGAAGATTACCGACCGAATCCTGTCTGGAATTAAGCAAACTTTGGAAACTGGCGATAAAGTCACGATTGACTTGCGCGAAGCATCTGCTATCACAGGCTCTGGTGACGGGGTGGGTGGTCGTACATTCTTTGACAACGCATTTGCTGCACTGCGTTTTGCAAACCCAATTCGTGAGATGTCGCGTGTTATTCCTGCATCTGGCTCAAGCGTTCAGTTTGTTGCTAAGACAGGTAATGCGACAAACTCTACAAACCCGTTTGGATATACGTTCACGCCTGACAGCGGTTCGCCAAACATCAACACATCTATCTGGCAATTGCCAACCCGAGTTATCTCTGCACAACTGCCTGTTCGTTCAGCGGTTATGTCAGATGTGAATTACCTGAATGAAACGCTTGTTGAAGATTTGATGCTTGAGTTTGCAAGTATTGAAGGCGCTTCAATGGTGCTGAACGATGACCAAGCTGGCTCAACTACTACCATCAATGGTGGTACAAGCGGTTTGCGTGGTCTGAATATGTACACCAGTGCTGCTGCATCTGCTTTCGGTACAAGTGGAACAGCGATTACCAACGGTATCCACTCCATTGCTACATTTACACAAGCAGCAGCAGCGGTTACATACTCTGATATTACAGACATGACCCGTTTGTTCCCTGCACAGTACTGGAATCTTCCCGGTACGGCATGGATGATGCACCCACAAACCATTCATGAACTGCGTAATCTTGGCCCTTTAGCAGCGCCCAACATTAAACAATTTGCTGAAGTTGGTGATGATAATGGTGGTGCTGTAAAAAACATATTTGGATTTCCTGTTATTGCTAATCCAAATATGCAAACAACAGGTGCTGGCAAATTCAACATCTACTTGGCTAACTGGCCTCGATTTGTGACCATTGCTGATGTTGAAGAAATGACCATTCAAGCAATGGAACAGACAACGCCCGGTTTTATAGTTCTGTATGCGGAAAAACGCCTAGTAAGCACCGTGCGCGACCCCTTTGCTGGCATCCGTCTGGTAGGTGTTTAAACTATGAGCGTTGACAACTATCAATATGCTGCGCCTTTTGGAGCGCAAACACGCAATCCGTTTAACTATGCAAAGGTTGAACAGATTGGGCGAGATAGTGTCACTCCTTGGTTGACGCTTGAGGAAATTACAAATCAACTGAATTTGTTTGATGACGAAAGTCAAGATACCTATTTGCTTGGCCTTGAAGTGGCTACTAGACAAGCGATTGAGGATTACTTGGGGATGTCTATCCTGCCTGTAACTTATCGCGTCTGGTACGGTTCTGAGAGCCTTGTAGCGTCACCGATCAGTCTTGACTTGCCTGAAGTTAGCCAAAACCTTTACGCCAATCAGCCGGGTGTGACTATCAGTTCAGTTGGCTATTGGAATGATGCTTTTCCACCTGTGTTTATAACACTTGCAAGTACAAGCTATTACTACGATGCCTCTGGCAACAAAGTGATTGTCAACAACTTGCCGACTGATGTTAATTCGGTAATGACTGCGCCAATCATTGTGCAGTACACAACTGTTTCCAATCCTTTGGCTGCTTACCCTGTCATAAAGCAAGCTGGTTTGTTGTTGCTTACGCACCTTTACAACAATCGCTCAAACTCAACTGATGTTCAGTTAAAAGACATTCCGTTTGGCGTAACTACGCTTTTACGCAGTTACAAACCTTTGGTGATGTAAATGTCAATTGCTCGTTTTGAAAACATCAACATCAACAACCTGACTTTTACCAAGTCAGCGTTTGGTGAGTCTGCGACTGTTCAGGCATTGTGGTTTGCAACACGGGCGCGGGTATCTTCTGTGGCAAACAGTCTGAAGATTGCTGATAAGTATCGGCTATATCAAGACATGACCAACTTCACGCTGAACTACACGCCAAACACAAGAACAATTGTTGATAACCAACACTTGTATTCAATCACATATCGTGGAAAAGATTGGCGTATTGATAGTGCTCGGGAATCTGATGATCGTATGACCGTTATGTTCTTGTGCTATCGCTCTGATCCAGTTACGGCGGTCTAATGGCAACACAACTCAATCCAGTTATTTACGGTAGAGCCATACAGTACCAACTGGCAAACATTGTCACGCCAGTGCCTGTGTATGCGGCTTTTAACCGTAACTTTGCCACAGAGCCTAAGTTTATTACTTGGATGTTGCGTAACGTGCATCAGCCTGTCTACACTGGTACACAGCAAAGCAACAAAGGCATTGACCGACCTGTATTTCAGATTTCTATTTTCACTCAACAGATTGAAGACGGATTTACAATCTCAAATCAGATTCTGCAAGCCTTGCATGGGTACAGTGGGATTTTGGGCAGTCCAGCAGAAGGCTTTTGGATTTCAAAGGCTGATGTCATGTGGCTGTATAACAGTTACAACGATGAGGAAAAGATGGCGCAAATCTTCTTAGATTGCACCATTGACATCCCTGCGTAAAACAAGACAATTGTTCAACTTTTGAAGGATACTCAAAATGGCTTTACCAAACAAAGTTCTTCCCGGTTTTGCTGCAACGATTTATGCACAGCCCGGGGCCGCACCTACTCCTTTGACAATTGCTCAGTTGTCCTCGGTTGCTAGTGTTTCCCTTATTGCTGTTAGCGGCAATTTGCTTCCTGTTGAAGCTATTCCTGCTTTTGGCATGGACGATGCTGTAGCAAGTTTCAGTGTTGCTGGATCTCGTCAATCTGACAAAATCCCTGTGCAAGCTGCGCCTACTAGCCTGACTATTGTTGCTGCATGGAATCCCGCTGATACCAACTTGCTGTTGATGCGTGCTGATGCTTATTCAGGCGTGATTGACCGCACGTTTGTGATTGAGGCAGAAGAAGGTGCAAACTCTGTTTATTACGCATTTAACGGGCGTGTAGGCCAGTTCCAAATTGATGCTGCACCGGGCGCTGAAGCCAAATGCACATTTACGATTCATCCCCGTGGAAACCAGTTTGGCTGGTCCAATAACGCATAAGGAGTCATCATGGCTATTCCTGCAAAAGTTCTTCCCGGTTTTAGCGCATCGCTTTGGATGCAATCGGCTGCTACACCAACTCCTTTGTCTACTGCTAACTTATCTGTGTGGACTGCTCAGGTCGCAGGTATTGTTGGAACTGTAGCTAACGGCACTGGCGTTAACGGTATTGCTGTTGCTGTTGAAGCTATCCCTGCATTTGGTATGGACGATGCTGTAGCAAGTTTTAGTGTTGCTGGCTCTCGTCAAAGCGATAAGATTCCTGTGCAAGCGGCTCCTACAAGCATGACCATTACGGCTGCTTGGAACCCTGCCGACACAGCATTGCTTCAGATTCGCACGGACGCTTACTCTGGTGTTGTTGACCGCACTTTTGTGGTTGCGGCAGTGGAAGGCTCAAATACTATTGCTTATGCGTTTAACGGGCGTGTTGGTCAATTCCAGATTGACGCACAACCCGGCGCTGAAGCAAAAGCAACATTCACGATTCATCCACGGGGCAACCAGTACGGTTGGTCAAACAACACATGAAATTGAATGATGCAATTAAAGCAATTGTGACTAGCTACGGCGACATTAATCGTGTTGCCCGTGGTCTGGTGGTGGATGCTGGTGAGCTTGCAAAGGCTACTGCTAAACCTGACACAGCCGAAGCGATTGCTTTGGCTTTGCTGAAGAAGTACAACTTGACTGCTCCGGTAGTGGTCATTGAAGAAGTTGCACAAGAAACAACAGAGTAACAAAACATGATAGTAAAAGACAGCAACGATCTTCTAAACTTCCTTGTCTCCCAATCCGATTCTTCAAAGAATTGGTTTGGGTTTCAACAACAGAGGATTACAGCTATTGCCCTTGCACATGATATTGCAAGGTATCATGCTGATAAGATGACTCCTGATGAAGTGGTGGAATACGCTATCAGTTTGAATGAGTCTATTTATCACAAGATCATTAGATCAAAATAACTGCGCTGCTATTGAAAGTTTGAAATGAGCGTGACAATCAAACTTGAAGGTATTGGTGAAGTTGATAAGGCATTAAAAGCCTTAGAAGATGAATTTGGCGACAAGCTAGCAAGAAGTAAAGTTCTTATTCCTGCTGTGCGTGAAGCACTTAAACCAGTTCTTACGCAAGCAAAAGCAAATGCTCCCAAAGACTCTGGTGATCTTGAAAAGTCATTGATTGTTGAAGCAAGAAGACCAAACAGGCGTGATCGTAGAAGCAAGTACGTTACGCAAACAGACACAGTGATTGCAGCAGTCACAACAGCGTCTGGTAAAAAATTAGCAAAGATGGGTATCAAAAGTGATGCCCGTGCTATTGCACAAGAATTTGGCACTGCGAATCACCCGGCGCAACCATATCTCAGAACCGCACTAGAATCAAACGCTCAGTCAACGGTAACAAGACTTGGCGAAATTCTTGCACGGCGAATTGAGCAATTCCGGTCAAAAAACAGTAGAGGATAAAAGATGAGCAAACTTTCATCAACGCTTGGTGAAAAATACCAAAGCAAGCGATCAACAATTTTTACAAGAACTTTTGAGCTTGGTGGACACACTTTCAAAGTTCAGATTCCGTCTGTTGCTCAATCAGACAAAATTTATCAACAGGTAATGAACCCATCAGAAGAAGTGATTGACTCACTTTATAAAAAGATGGTTGAGCCTTTGATTGAGTTTAAAGATTCATCAACTAAAGAAGATGGTGTTGAATACTTGGAAAACGATGTTGTGGTGCAAGGTCGTTCTATGCGTGAAGCCGCTAAGAACAAAGCCATGACAGAAGCCAAAATTACTGAATACATCAAGTTGCTTGTTCCTGAGAATTCAGAAAATTCAATGGATGACATCACATATGCAGACATTGAAGCTGAATTTCCATTGCCAATTCAGTTGACGTTAATTGAAAAAATTGCCGAAGTTATCAGCCCGTCTTACAAGGAAAGTCGGGGAAACTGATTGGCTCGTTAAGGACGCAGGTCGAATGCGCCATGATCTTTAACGGGCATACTCATGATACTTTGGCCCAAATTGATGAGGTCAGCATGTCTCAAATCATGACGATGTATGCTGACGGTGTTGTTGGCAACTTTCAAATTCTGACGGTGCTTGGTCAACTGACTGCTGGCGTGTTTAATTACATTCGACCAGCAAACAGCCCTGACTACAAACTTGCCAGAATATTGGGGGTTGCTTATGATTACATCATTCCTCCGGCGAGTCCAGAAATGAAAAAACAAGCTGCAAATGATGCGCTTAAAGCCTTCATGATGTCTGCGCCGGGCTACAAAGAAGATTTGTTTAAGGCTCAAAATGGCTAATTTTATTGGAAGACTTGGAGTCTTGTTGGGGCTGGATTCTGCTGAATTCCGTAAAGGCATAGAACAAGCTAGCAAACAGCTTGATTCATTTGTAGAAAAGACCCGAGTCAGTGCCGCATTAGGTGCAAGTGCTTTTGCGGCAATGGCGTATCAAGCCATGCAATTGGCTGACGAAATTGTTGATACAGCCAAGGCCAATGACATCGCCGTTGATAGCGTTCTTAAGCTACGAAACGCTTTAGCGTTAAGCGGTGGCGAAGCAGAAAACGCTGGTAAATTTCTTTCTAGTTTTACCGCAACCATTGATAAAGCTGCTGAAGGTTCTTTTGAAACACAGAAGAAGCTAAATACTTTAGGCGTTTCATTGGGCGATTTGCGAACAATGAATATTGACGAGTTGTTTATCAAAACGGTTGGCAGCTTGGCAAAGATGGAAGATCCATTGACGCGAAATGCAACGGCAATGGAGCTTTTTGGCAAAGCAGCCAAAGGTGTTGATTTTGTTGAATTAAATGAACAAATTGAAAATGGCGTTGGCGTAACAAATGATCAGGCTAAAGCCATTGAAGATGCAGCAGCCGCTTATGATTCATTAGCTAAAGCTGGTCGTGATTTTAACGTAATGCTTGCATCTGAGCTTGGACCATCAATTAAAGCTACTATTAATTATATTGGTAGCATGAAAGATGAATTCGACATAACAGGAAAGGTTTTTAAAACTGTATTCCAGACTGTTGTTGTTATTGCCTCTGATGTTGTTTTTGTTATTAAAGGTATTGCCAATGAAATCGCGGCAATGTATCGGTTTGTAGAAACGCTAACTACAAAAGGTCTTGCAGCGGCAATTGCAAAAAATGATGAATATGTAAAAAGCGCAATTGCAGCACGACAAGAATTAGATAAATTCCAAGCAACAATACTAGGCGAAAGTGGTGCGCCAACAAGACGTTCAGATTTTAAAGATGGACCAAAAGGGCCAGTTCGTGGTGTTATTGCTGGCGTTGACAAAGAAGCATTGGCAGAACAACGCAGATTACAAGCAGAAGCTGATAGAGCGGCAAAGAAAGCTGAAGAAGAAGAAAAGAAACGTCAACAATTAATTGGTCGAGGTGAAGAAGAAGCGCAGCGTCAAAGAGAAGAAAGAAGTCGTGCATTGTCAGAACAAGAAACAATGTATCAAAGGGGCAATGAGGCTCAAATAAAAAGTCAGCAACTTGCATCACAAGAAATTGATCGAGCCAAAGAAATGTTGCAGTTGGCATTTCAAGGCCGTAATATGCGTGGTGAAGATTTGCAATATGCTCAAGAGCTTCAACAAATTGAATTTAAACGACAAGACGCAATTGCAAGGCTCAATGAAAATGAAACATTGACAAGAGAAGCACGGGCGGCAGCTATTGCGCGTGAAAACGCTATGTCTGAAAAGTCTATTGAATTGGCTAAAACACGGTTGGAATTGACACGCCAAACGAGAGAAGGAAGTTTGACGGATGGGTTTTTTAACGCTATGGAAACGATGGGCCGAAACGCTGTAACTGAATTTGAGCGTGGGCAGCAAGCATTCCAATCTGTCATTGGTAACATGGAATCAGCAATCAATAACTTTGTCAAAACTGGCAAGTTGTCTTTTAAAGATTTGGCACGAAGCATCATTCAAGACATGATTGCAATTCAAATGAGGGCTGCTGCTTTGCGGTTCCTTGGTTCTGCTTTTTCAATGTTTGCTGGTGGTGGTGCAACACCATACCAACCTGCGGCAGTTACAGGTATGTTTGGTTATGCTAACGGTGGTGATCCTCCTGTTGGTCGCCCAAGCATTGTTGGTGAACGTGGTCCTGAAATTTTTGTGCCTCGCACTGCTGGAACAATCATTCCTAACCATGCTCTTGGCAACATGGGAAGCACCACCAACGTAACAAACAACTACATTAATGCCATTGACACCAAATCGTTTGAGGACCGTCTTCTAGGCAGTTCTAACGCGATTTGGGCGGCTAATCAGTATGCCAACAAGTCATTGGCAGTTAACAGGGGTCGTGCATGAGCTTCCAAACAATATTTGAGAATCAGGAGTCCATGACGGTGAACAACCGTCGCATGGTTGGACAGCAGATAGCAAGGTCTGGTTACCTCACGGTGGCTCAGTACCTTACGGCTGTGCCTTGGGTGTTTACTGTCACGCCTAACAACTTCTTGTATTACCCGACAGCACGGGCAATCATTCAGGCGATTGATAATAAAGACCGACAACTGCCTGAAGTTATTACATTCAACAGTAGTTTGTTGTCGTGGTTCACGCAAAGGCTTGGAACGGCTACAGCAGCCACATTGAACGGTACGCCTACGCCCAACACACAAACGCTTGCTTTGACCTCTAACGGGACGTTTAAGGCTGGTGATTTCATCATGATAGGTGGCTATACCTACAAGATCACAGCGGACTCTGCTGGCTCGTCTGTGAGCATTCACAGGCCTCTGATTGGTGCGCCTACTTCTGGTGCAACTGTGTCAATTGGCAACGCTTGCACTTTTAATGTTGTGGCTGAAGTCTGCCCAACATATACTCTGACACCAATGACAAACGGCGCTTTTGTCAATTGGGATCAACCGTTCGTTTTTCGGGAATACATCACATGACAACAATCAATGCGGTAACAAGTTCTAGTATTAGGCATGGCGAATTCGTGAAGATGACGGTTGGTCGTGCTGGTACTGTCTACACGTTTTGCAATGCTCCTGCGCCTATTACGGTAGGTGGAATTACATTTACTAATCTTGGTGCGCTGCTTGGTGTTGGGGATGTCCAAAGAGACATGAAAGCAACAAGTGATGACATGACAATTCAGTTGACGGGTATTGATCCTGCAAACGTGTCATTGATATTGAGTTCGGACATCAAAGGCTCATTGGTTGAAGTTTGGCGTGGATTCTTTGACTCAAACAATCAGATCATCACAACGCCTACAACGCAATTTTTTAAGCGTTATCAGGGCATCATCAACAACGTATCAATCAGTGAAAACTTTGACTCTGAACAAAGGATCAGGATTGCTACTTGTTCTATCTCATGTTCATCAATGCGTAAAGTGTTGGAGAATAGATTTTCCGGCGTCAAGACCAACGTAAACAATTGGCAAAAACTTTACCCTAACGATTTATCAATGAGTCGAGTAGCTGAGATTTCCAATCAATACTTTGACTTTGGAAAGCCTCCATTGAGTCAAACCCAAGCCAGCAACACAACCGTGGTTGAAATGGGCAACGCTGGCGGTGGAGATGGACCTTAAATGATAAGACTAGCAACAAGATACGACATACCAAGACTGCTTGAGATCGTGGAAGCATATGCTTACGAAAACCCAATCAAGGTTCTTGGTCAAACGGCAAATCACTATCCCAAATACGTTGAAGAACTTTTGTTTGGAATCATCAAAGGTCGTGGGTTTATCTTTATTGATGACCACATGACGGGGGCCATCATTGCTATTAAGCAAAACAACATCTGGTGTCCACAAGTCAAAGAGTTGCACGAACTGCTTTGGTGGGTTGAGCCTGAGCATCGTAATGGTTCAACAGGTGGTAGGCTTTGGAAGGCTTACGATGAGGTTGCAAGCGTGATGCTAAAGCAAGGAGAGGTTGATTGTGTGTTTACATCAATCTCAGCATCAGGCCCATTGATTGATTACACCAAGCGTGGCTACAAAGCTGTTGGTGCAAATTTTGTGAAGGAATAAAAATGGTTGGGTCAATGATTGCCGCAGCAATTGGCGGGTCTTTAACTGCATTGACTGCTGCTGGTGCAACAGTTCTGACAAGTGCTGGTATGGCTGCCGCATTTGCCATTAACTTTGCTGTGTCGCAGATTGTCACAAGAATCTTCTCTGATTCTCCATCTGGCGCTCAAGATAACGGTGTGCGTTTGCAAGTGCCTCCAAGTGCTGCAAACGCTATCCCTATCGTTTACGGCGATGCGTACATGGGCGGTACGTTTGTAGATGCTGTGTTGTCTACAGATCAACAATCAATGTATTACGTTTTGGCTGTTTCTTGCATTAGCCCTAACGGTCAGTTTACGTTTGATACGACAAAAATGTATTACGGTGATCGACTGATAACATTTGACAGTGTTACAACAACACAAGTTATTAAGCTAACTGATCAAGCAAATCCTCCTAATGAGGATACAAAAATTTCTGGTAATTTATATATTAGCTTATATAAAGCAGATCAAAGTGGCGTTATTACGTCTTTAAACGGTGCTGCTGCACCTAGTACCGTCATGGGTGGTGCTGATATTCCAGCAGCATTACGTTGGACAGGTTTGAGGGGTATGAACGGTTTGGCATTTGCAATTGTTAGGTTAAGTTATAGCCGTGATGCTGATACAACCCAACTGCAACCAATTACATTTTATGCAAAACATTACTTAAATGGTACTGGTACAGCTAAACCCGGTGATGTTTGGTATGACTACATGACCAGCAAAGTTTATGGTGGTGCTGTTGGATGGTTGCCTGATGGCTCATTCAGTTCATCATTTATTAACTCTGCTAGTGCAACTGCGTTAAACACATATTCAGATGCAACAATTACTTTTACAAATTCTTCTGGTGTTCCATCAACTCAATCAAGATACAGAATAAATGGGGTTTTAGACGCTGGTGAAAGCGTGTTGTCTAACGTAGATAAAATTGTTTCTGCTTGTGATAGTTGGATGACCTACGATGCGGCTTTGGGTCAATGGTCTGTTGTTGTAAACAAGGCAGAAACAGCGTCCTATGCTTTCAACGACAACAACATTATTGGAGACATTCGCGTTAGTGCAACTGACATCACATCAAGCATCAACCAAGTTGAAGCCAAGTTTCCGTTTAAAGAAAACAGAGATCAGCCAGCATTTGTGTATCTGGAGACACCATCTGGATTGCTGTATCCAAACGAGCCAATTAACAAGTACACCATTACTTACGACATGGTGAACGACTCTGTTCAAGCGCAGTACCTTGCAAACAGATTGCTTGAGCAAGCCCGTGAAGATTTAATTGTTAGTTTTAACACAACATATTTTGGCATTCAAGTTGATGCAGGTAATGTTGTTAGCGTTACTAATTCCAACTACGGTTGGACTAACAAATTGTTCCGAGTTGTCAAAGTCAATGAAGCATCATTGCCTGATGGTTCTCTCGGTGCAAAATTGGAACTAAGCGAATACAGTGCTGCCGTTTATGACGATCAGACTATTACGCAATATGCACCTGTTGCCAACAGTGATTTGCCAAGCGCAAATTACTTTAGTGCAATTGCTGCGCCAACAGTTACGTCAGACAATCCAGCAAGTGCTATTCCAAACTTTGACGTTACGGTAACTACACCAGCAACAGGTCGAATTACTTTTATTGAGTTGTACTATTCAACATCAGCAACACCAACAGCAGCAAATTCAATATTTCTTTATATTTTGACTTTAAACAATGGTCAAGCATTTGCCAATTCAACATCTTATGTGTTTGACAACATGGTGTTGCCAACAGGTTCTTCAGTAACAACAACATATTATTTTTCGTGTGTTGTAGGCAATGATATTGGTCAATCAGCAAGAAGTGCAATTAGTACAGGGTTTGCTTGGACACCTGTAACTAATCCTGAGAATTTTATTCCCGGAAACATGGAAACAGGAACAGCGGCAAACGCTTGGATTCAGTTCGCTCAAAACGGTGTTGTTATTAGCAGTTTAAAAAGTGCTTTTAACGTCAGAAAAATTGTTACAGATACAACGCTTGTAAATATTGCTGCTCAAAACAATATGGACGGCAACGTAACAATTTGGGGGCACTCAGCAAACAATGCTGTTGGCAGCGGTAACGCAACTACTGGAACACACACAACACAGAATACGTTTGATTCATGGCAGCGTTTGGGGGCATTGGGGTCAGGGCTTACAAACTCAGGCGTATGGGGGCTTACATACGCTGACAACGCAAACAGCAAGGCCGGTATATTTGAACGCTACTCAGGAGCAAACAGCGCTAGTGTTGGATCACTGAACAAGTCTATTCAACTTGCAACAGCATCGTATTGCGCGTTTAGCCCAAGCGGACAAGGCAAGATATATATTGTTGATGGCAACGGTCCTTTTACCGGATTCCACGAAGGAATGTTTGCCATTAATGACCCTATTGAGGTTGGCGACATCGTGACTGATGTTAGCGTTTTTTACCGTGCAAACATCTCAAACGTGTTGTTCAATGTGGCAAGAAGCAATACAGCAACACAACCTAGAGTTCTTGGCGTTGTTAGCAATGTTGTTCCTGTTGAAACAGACACTCCCGGCATTTTGTGGGAGCCAGTTGAAACATACACAGAAGGCGATCTTGGGCCAGCAACCACAATGGAACTTATCCCCGGCTATGATTTAGAAGAACTACAAACAACTTACAAGGTTGTTCAGGTTAACGCTGTTGGCGAAGGTCAAATCAATGTTTGCGGTGAAGCTGGCGACATCCAAGCTGGTGACTTTATCGTCACATCTAGCATTCCCGGCAAAGGAATGAAGCAGTCTGATAACGTGATGCGGTCTATCACTGTTGCAAAAGCCCGTGAATCGGTGACTTTTAGTGATCCCTCTGAAGTTAAACTAATTGCTTGCATTTATCTTGGCGGGTAAAATTACCAAACACATGACAAGACCCGTAGCCCTGCCAGTAGGCGGGGAGCGTTACCACCTGAGATCAGGGAACTATCATGGCAGTCTTTAACCGAAATTCATTGGCCCAAGTATCGGGCTTTGACAATCCAATTCTTGCTGGCGAACTTGTTTGGGATCAGCAAACTTATTGGAACTTGTCTTTTACATCTCTTGGCTTGCCTGTCAACCTTACAGGCGCAACCATTGATGCTCAAATTGTTAGACGCAATGTCACGAACATTCAAGACACACGAAACGGTCTGACGTTTGATATTGCAGACTACACGCCAACACCTGCTGCAATCCCTCTGACAATCACAAACATCGTGGCTGCTGCTGGTACTTGTACGCTAGTTATTGATGCTGGCGCATGGGGATTGATGGCAACAGATCCACAGCTAGACATCAACGCTCAAAATTGCGTAGGGTATTCAGGTCGTGTGAAGGTATCTTTTCCTGCTGCTGGTGCAACTCCAGCAGATGACATGATTATCTTCTTGTTGTTCCTTGTCCGTTCTGACGGTGTTGTTGTTTTGTAAGAGGTTGCCATGCAAGCAACTATCAGTACAAATTCAAATCTCATTGCAGTTAATGTTGTTGACCAAAATAATGTCATTGTTGACATTAACCCCATTCACAACGTCACTCTTGAAGTAGTTCCACAGCCTCGCGTAGAGGCTAGGATTGACCGTGGTGTGCTTGGCCCTACGGGGCCAACGGGAAGCCCCGGATTTATTGGTTCTAATGGCCCTACGGGGCCAACAGGCGCTCAAGGTTTATCAATTACGGGGCCAACGGGCGCAACTGGTGCAGCCTCAACCGTTGTGGGCCCCACGGGCCCCACGGGGGCACAAGGCTTGTCAATTACAGGCCCCACGGGGGCCACTGGCGCAGCCTCAACCGTTGTGGGCCCCACGGGGGCCACAGGCCCTACGGGGGCACAAGGTGATGCCTCGACCGTTGCGGGCCCCACGGGGCCCACGGGGGCACAAGGCTTATCAATTACGGGCCCCACGGGGGCCACTGGCGCAGCCTCAACCGTTGTGGGCCCCACGGGGGCCACAGGCCCTACGGGGGCACAAGGTGATGCCTCGACCGTTGCGGGCCCCACGGGGCCCACGGGGGCACAAGGCTTATCAATTACGGGCCCCACGGGGGCCACTGGCGCAGCCTCAACCGTTGTGGGCCCCACGGGGGCCACAGGCCCTACGGGGGCACAAGGTGATGCTTCAACCGTTGCGGGCCCCACGGGGCCCACGGGGGCACAAGGTGATGCCTCGACCGTTGCGGGCCCCACGGGGCCCACGGGGGCACAAGGTGATGCCTCGACCGTTGTGGGCCCCACGGGCCCCACGGGGGCACAAGGTATTCAAGGTATTCAAGGTATTCAAGGTATTCAAGGTATTCAAGGTATTCAAGGCAACACGGGCGCAACAGGACCAACGGGAAGCCAAGGCATTCAAGGTGTAGCTGGAGCCACTGGACCAACGGGGGCGCAAGGCATCCAAGGAATTCAAGGTGAAACTGGAGCCACCGGGCCGACAGGCAGTCAAGGAATTCAAGGCGTTTCTGGTCCCACAGGCCCAACAGGAAGTCAAGGTATTCAGGGTATTGCCGGGCCAACTGGAAGTCAGGGCATCCAAGGAGACACTGGTTCTACGGGTCCAACGGGTGCACAAGGCATTCAAGGTGTTGTCGGGCCTACGGGTCCACAAGGCATTCAGGGTATTCAAGGTAATACTGGCTTAACGGGCGCAACCGGGCCAACTGGTGCTGATTCAACTGTTGTTGGCCCTACAGGGCCAACAGGTGCAATGTATGGAAGTCGTGTTGTTGCTTACACTGATGCAACAAGCATCACAATGAATGCCGACACAACCGACATGGCAACGATGGCTAACACGCAAGCTGCTGGAACATTTACATTGAATGCGCCAACAGGCACATTAGCCAATGGTCAAAAACTGATGTTTAGAATGACAAGCACAAACGTGCAGACGTTCTCTTGGAATGCTGTTTTTCGAGGGTCAACCGATTTGACTTTGCCAACGGCATCATCTGGCGCTAGCAAGGAAGATTACATGGGTTTCATTTACGATAGTACAGCTATCAAATGGGATTTAATCGCTAAAAACTTTGGGTTCTGACATGAAAATCGACTTTGAATTTGACACACCCCACGGCCTGTTTCGTGATGCTTTGCACTTGCCAGACGACCACACATTTACGGACGAAGAAGTTCAAGCAATGAAGCAACAGCGCGTGGACAACTGGATTGCTGTGGTGACTGCACCACCTGCTGAAGAAGTGCCTCCTGTTGAAAAGGTGTAAGCATGGCTGATCGCTATTGGAGAGGTGGCTCGGGTAGCTGGAACACCACCACAAACTGGTCTACAACATCAGGTGGTGGTGGTGGTGCGTCTGTTCCTACGTCAGCAGATAACGTCATCTTTGATACTAACTCAGGCTCTGGTACTGCTCACTACACCGTTACGGTCACAGACAATTCAACTTGCGCTAACCTGACATTTACGCCAGAAACAACTGCTGGTGTAACTCAGTTTGTGGTCAGCAATGGATTTGTAATTACAGGAACATTTTCAACCAGCAGCACAGCGGGTAACCGCAGAGCTTGGTTTCGGTCGTCCACATACGGCTTGATGCGCGATATGCAGATTGCTGCCATTGGCTCTGTCAGTGATGTGGACTTCCGAGATATTCGGGTTACTGGTGCTGGCGGTACGTTGAGTGGTACTCGTATCGGTGACTTGCGCGGCAACAGCGGTATTACTTTTAGTACGCCCAAGACTGTGTATTGGACAACCTCTGCTGGCAGTAACTTTGCTGGCAACAATTGGGCAGCCACGATTGGTGGTGCTGCAAGCACAGACAATTTCCCATTGGCGCAAGACATAGCTGCTTTCCCTAACACCGGGTTAAGTGTAGGCAGTACAGCGGCACTAGATGGTGTTATTCCGTATACAGGTTCTGTGGATATGTCTGCGCGAACAAACGCAATGACATTGAATATTGGAGCAATAACATCTGTCTACGGTGATTGGAAAAACAGTTCCGCTACAACAATTGGTGGTGGGTTTGAACTTATTTTTTCTGGCAGAAAAACACAAACACTAACAAGCGCAGGTAAAAGTTTTGGCGCTATTACTGTTGACTCATACGGTGGATCGCTTGAACTTGCTGATGCGGTCACTGCAACCTCCGTTGCGATCACCGTCGCCAACGGCACATTTGACACCAATGGCTATGCAGTTACTGCTGGACAATTATCTTCTAATAATACGAACATTAGAACTATTAACCTTCGAAACTCAACAGTTACACTAAGCTCTAGTACAATAGTGTCTTTATTTGGATCGCCAAATCTGCTGACATTTAATGCTGGAACTTCGCAAATAAACAGTTCAGTTTCAGCAGCAGTAAATTTGCAAAGTGGTGGTAATACTTTTTATAATGTATCTTTAAATTTAACCTCTGCCGGTACACATAATATTAGTGGGGAAAATACATTCAATAATTTAAGCGTTACGGCCCCGTCTTCTGCGGGTCTGACTCAGCTTTCGCTTTTAGCAAACCAAACAATTAACGGAACTCTTACTGTTGCAGGTGCTTCACCAGTACGTCGCATCTTCTTGCGCTCTGACACTTTAGGTACACAGCGCGACCTAACCGTAGGCACTCTAGCCGCCACCGACTGCGACTTCCGCGACATTGACATTCTTGGCGCTGCCGCTGGCTCATCTCCTACACGCGCTGGTGACTGCGGTGGTAATGCTGGTATTACGTTCCCAAGCCCTAAAACTGTGTACTGGAATCTTGCTGGCGCTCAAAACTGGAGTGCTACAGGATGGGCTGCATCGTCTGCTGGCACACCTGACATCAACAATTTTCCGCTGGCACAAGACACTGCTGTGTTTGACAATGCGGGTAGTGTTACCGGCACAATCACAGTCAATGCCACTTGGAACATTGGCACGTTTGATGCGTCTGCGCGAACAAGTGCAATGACGCTTGCCATAGGTTCATTTATTGCTGTTGTTTATGGAAACTGGAAGTGGGGTACGGGAGTAACCGCAAGCGGCACTAACGGGCAGTTTCAATTTAGCAAGCGCGGAACTCAAACTATTACAAGTAACGGAGTCGCGTTTAGCTGCAACGTAATAATTGATAGCATCTCTGGAACTGTTGAACTTGCTGACGCAATTACGCTATCTGTTCCAGCCGCACTTGTTCTTTCATCAGGGGTGTTTGATGCCCTAACCTACAACGTCACATCAAACGCCTTTTTTAGTAATAACAGTACAGTACGGACTTTAAGGATGGGGTCTGGCACTTGGACTTTGACGGGTACTGCAAGCGCTTGGGATACGACAACACCAACTAATCTTGTTTTTTACAAAAGCACTGCCAACATTGTTCTTTCTAACACAAGCACATCAGCAAGAACATTTGCTGGCGGTGGTTTGAGTTACAACAAACTGACCATTGGCGGCACAACAGGTACATCAACAACCACCATTTCTGGTAACAACCAGTTTACAGAACTCGCATCAACAAAAACAGTTGCACACACCATTGCCCTTGCTACAACCACACAAACCTTTGGCGCTTGGACAGTTAGCGGCACAGTGGGCAACGTGGTTACGGTTACTGGCACAGGAACAAACCATGTAATTGCTGGCGCTCGGGTGTCTGGCGTGGACTACCTTGCAATGGGTAACATAGGTTTTGCAGCTACAAGCCCCGGTGAGTTTTATGCAGGTGCTAACAGCACAGGTACTAACGCCACTATTATCAAGACTGCTGCTCCTGCTGCTGTAACACGTTACTGGCGCGGTGGAAGCGATTCGTGGAATTCAATTAATCCGGACCCTTGGTCAGCTACCAGTGGGGGTGCAGGTGGTGCTTCTGTACCTACTTCTGTTGACGCTGTGGTGTTTGATTCAATGTCTAATGCAACGTCTTACACAGTCACTTGCACAGGAACTCAACTGCGCTGCGGCTCACTGACTATGGCTGGCCCTTTAGTCGGCAACGTCACATGGGCTGGCACTGCTCCACTGGCTATTCACGACAATGTGAGCTTGGCTGCCACGGGGGTTACACGGAGTTACGCGGGTGTAATTACTCTGTCTGGTTCAAGTACTGGTAAGACGCTAACAACTAACGGTGTAGCGTTGTCTTCTGGAATTACAGTAAACGGTGTTAATTGTGGGTGGAGTTTAGGCAGTGCATTGAATAATGGAAGCGCTGCACTTACCGTAACAAACGGATCAATTGATTTTTCAACGTACAACTTTACTTCAGGCGCAATTTCATCAAACACATTTAATGCGCGAACGATCGCATTCGGTTCTGGAACAACTACAAGTTCTTCAAACATTGACTTTGGAACTACTGAGGCTATTGCTGTTAACTTAACTGTTACGGCTGGTACGGCACAGATTAACTGTTCTGCTACAAGCCCAACTATTTCAGGAAATGGTCAAACATTTTACAACGTAGCCTTTACCAGCACATCCGCAGGAACGGTAACGCTCAACGGTGCAAACACCTTCAACAACCTGTCGTTTACTGGCATCACTTCTGCTGGCCTAAAGAACGTATCCATCACAGCCAACCAAACCGTCAACGGCACTCTGACGCTCTCCGCAGGAACCAACGCAACCATGCGGACGTTCGTTCGCTCAGACACCATTGGCACAACCCGCACTCTGACCTGCGCTGCCGTATCTGCAACAGATGTTGACTTCCGCGACATCACCATTGCCGGTGCTGCTGCTCCTGTAAGTGGTACTCGCTTGGGTGACTGCAAAGGCAACAGCGGCATTACGTTTGATGCGGCTAAGACGGTGTATTGGAACCTTGCAGGTAACAACAACTGGTCTGCTACGGGTTGGGCTGCAAGTTCTGGCGCATCTCCAGCGGTCAACAACTTCCCATTGGCGCAAGATACTGCTGTGTTTGAGTCCACAAGCCCCGGCACAGGGGCAACGACTACCATCAACGCCGCCTACAACATCGGCACGATTGATATGTCTGCCCGTACCAGCAACACGATGACGCTGGCAACGGGTACGCAACAGCCTCAAATTTACGGCAACTGGATTAATGGCACAGGAACTACGCTAACTGGTACAGGGACAATGACGTTTGCAGGGCGTGGCAGTCAGACAATAACCAGTGCTGGCAAAACGTTTACTCAGAACTTTACGATTAATAGCCCAAGCGGGTCTGTTGTGTTGCAAGATGCTTTTTCAGTAAATCCAAATGGTATCAGTTTTTTAGAATCAGGAGTATTTGATGCAAACGGATTTAATGTAACTTTTTTAGGAAACAACGGCATATTTCAAAGCATATCAACCACAACAAGAACCATTGCGGTCGGCTCTGGAACTTGGGTTCTTGCCGGATCAAACAGTAATCCTTGGGCTGCATCAAATGTTTCCAACCTTACTGTCACAGGCACAGGCACAATCAGCCTAACCAGTGCATCAGCCAAGACCTTTGCTGGCGGCGGCATCTCATATTCAGGCATCACGCTTAACCAAGGCGGTGCAGGTACGCTAACCATCTCAGGCAACAACACCTTTGCCAACATCACCAACACCTACAAAGCAACAGGCGCTACCACCATTGCACTTGGCACAACAACGCAGCGTGTTGGGGCGTTTGGGGCTTCTGGTGAAGCAGGTCGAGTGCTGACGGTTACTGGTACTTCTGCAACATCTCCCGCTACTTTGATATTCACAGGAGCGGGTCAGGCTACAACACCAACAACAGACTACTTGACCATCACTGGCGTAAGAGCATACAGTCTTGATACCACTTGGTACGCTGGCAATAATTCCACAAACAACGGGTCACTTGGGTGGTACTTTGTTGCTGGTGTTGTTGTTGCCGGGTATCTTGGAAATTTCTTTGCTTTCTTTTAACCAATACACGACATGAAAAAACAACTCAAGATAGCAGTATCTGCAATCAGCAAAAATGAAGAAGCGTTTGTTCAGCGGTTTTGCGACTCAGCAAAAGACGCTGATTTAATTTGCATTGCGGATACTGGCTCAACTGACAACACGGTTTATCTGGCAATGGAGTGTGGTGCAAAAGTCCATGACATTTGCATCAGCCCTTGGCGCTTTGACTTGGCCCGTAACGCTGCTATTGCGCTGCTTCCAAGAGACATTGATATTGTTATTAGTCTTGACTTGGATGAAGTATTAGAACCGGGATGGCGTGAAGAAATTGAGCGCGTTTGGACTGAGCAGACTACACGGCTGCGCTACAAGTTTGATTGGGGTTGTGGGATCAGTTTCTTCTATGAGAAAATTTTTTCTCGTCATGGCTACAGATTTCATCACGCAGTTCATGAGTACCCCCGACATGACGAGCGAATTCAAGAGGTATACGCACACACTGATATGTTGCTTGTTCGGCATCTGCCTGACAATACAAAGTCTCGCGGTCAATATATGCCGTTGCTTGAACTAGCTGTCAAAGAAGATCCATATTGCCCTCGTAATGCCTTCTATCATGCCCGTGAACTGACGTTTTACTCAAGGTGGGATGAAGCTATTGTTGCTTTAAACAAATACTTGGCAATGCCAGAGGCTACATGGCCCAATGAACGGGCTTACGCCATGAGACTGTTGGGTAAGTCTTATGCAGAAAAAGGCAACTCTACAGAGGCTTTAAAGTGGTTAAGGTTAGCTGTTGCTGAAGCACCGGGAACCCGTGAGCCTTGGGTTGAGTTGTCGGTGCAATGCTATCGGTTATCAATGTGGGCTGAGTCGTATGCTGCGGCAAAGTCTGCCTTGCAGATTGCTGACAAACAGGCTGTATATACAATGGACCCGTCTGTCTGGACTGAAAAACCATACGATTACGCCAGCATTGCAGCGTGGAATCTAGGGTTAAAAGAAGAAGCTATTCAACTTTGCCAGAAGGCTTTAGAATTGTCACCTCAAGACAGCCGCATTGGGCAAAACTTACACTACATGACAATAGGCGAATTTTCCAACCCTTTGACCATGTAGTAAGCCATGAGCCAGCAAACAACCGAAACCGCAAGCGTCCTTGCCGCTAAAGCAGCGCCGCCAGCTACGATTTCCATAGCCACTTTAATGGGCTATCAGGTTAGTGAGTTGGTTCTTTGGGCAACACTTTTCTACACACTGTTGCTTATTTGCCAAAAAATGTGGCAGATCTACAAAGAAGTAACTGATAAATGAACAAACGATACGCTGTTGCAAGCCTGACGCTATCAGCAGCGGCGTTTGTCAGTTTGCTTGTCTCTGAAGGCTACACAGACAAAGCAATCATCCCGGTCAATGGGGATGTTCCAACATACGGGTTTGGCACAACTGAAGGCGTAAAAATAGGCGACAAAACCGACCCGGTTACATCCGTCAAACGCGCATTGCGTGATGTCACCAAGTTTGAAGGCGCTATCAAGGAATGTGTAAAAGTTCCACTTAGTCAGATTGAATACGATAGCTGGCTCAAATTTACATACAACATCGGAGCATCAGCGTTTTGCAACTCAACAGCAGCAAAGTTGTTGAATGATGGTCAATACAAAGCAGCCTGTGACCAAATGTTAAGGTGGGTGTTTGTAGGACCAAACAAGATCCAAGGGCTTGTTAACAGAAGACAGAAGGAACACGCCTTATGTATCTCAGGATTGCAGCAGGAATAATTGTTGTTGTTGCTTTGTCTGCATCACATTGGAAGATGTATTTGCTTGGGCAACAAAACGTAAAAAGAGAAGTTGAAGTTGCTACTCACAAAGCAGAGCAAGCGCAACACGAAAAGCAGCAAAAACTATTGGCTGAAAAACAAACGGTTGAAGAACAATATGCAAAAAGCAAAAAGACTTCAGATGCTGTTGTGCGCTCTACTCGCAATGAGCTTGACAGGTTGCGCGACCAGTTACGTTCCTATTCAGCAAGTCAAAGTACCAGCACCTGCGCCAGAACTGATGCAGACTCCAGAGACACAATCATCAGAGAATGTTCTGAAGCTACTCAATCGCTGGCAGCAGTTGCTGACGAAAACGGACTGAAGCTAAAAGCACTTCAATCTTACGTTACAGAAGTCTGCCTTAAATAGCGTACTTAAAATCAACGCTCAACGCCTTGTAGACGATCTGCAACAAGTTGAGCATAACCAGCAATGTCAATCCAGCTATCGGCATAGTTTGGATCGCCATTCAGAATACGAGCAATCTTGTGGCAAATCATTTCAAGGGCTTCACGTTGATCGTCAAGTAAAACATCTCTACGATCCCGAACAACATATTTAAGGCGTTGAGATATTTCAGCGTGGTCTTTAAACTTGCCGTAACGCTTGCCTCTTTCATCAAGGATTTCGTCAATCATTACGACTCCTTTACAAAAACGCCACTTGAAAGCAATGTACCTTTTCGATGTTTGATTTGCTCGTAAGCAGACTCCAAGCAAGTCACAAGGTCAATGTCTTGCAAAGCGCAATAGTTAATTAAACAAACTACTACGTCACCAACTCCATCAATAATTCCTTCACGGTCTTTCTTGATAGTAGCATCAGCCAATTCGCCAAGTTCAGACATGGCTTTAAGAAGCTGCGTATCAGGCGTTGAGTTTGGAATGATTTTTTGTGCTTCAGACCATCTAATAATTTTAAGTTCAACTTGTGCGTAACTCATTGGTTGATGCCTCCATCAGCTTTCCAAAAGTGCCATGCAAGCAAAGTGTTTGTGACAATCTTTGCGTGTGCTTGGTTGTTGTACTTGCAAGCATCTGATTTCATAAACGCATTGATTTCAGGCATAAGTTTTTTGCATTCCTCATGCACTCTTGCCTCAGTCAATGATGCAAAAACTTGACCGTCATCTGTTTGATATGCTTCAATTGTTTTCATACTGTCCACTCTCTTTCGTTACGATTACTGTTTGATTTAACTTTTCTGCCTGTCAAAAAAACCATCCTATTAACCCACATTTCATTCATTCTTCTGGCGACTTGATTTCCATCAAGGCCAGTTAGCCTTGCAATGCCATCTTTGCCAAGTGGCCCATGTTCCTTCAAGCATTCGGAAATAACATTCCAGTGCTTTGCAGACAGTTCTTTTGCTGAATCTGCCGCCTCAAATGATGTAATGGGATCGCTATCCCGAACACGGGGAAAAAGTTTTAAAGGATTGCCTTCAAAAAAGTCATTGAGTTTCATGTTTTGTCTCACTTAATTGTCAAACGATCTTTGCGGACAATGTAAGCACCAGCTACAGGTTCACCAGCAAGAATGGCAATCTTGATCTTGGTTTTGCTTGGCTCTGGAGGCTTGGGGTCGTTGCACAATTCAGGCGCAAACTTTGCACCATCCTCAATCACAACAGACTCGTCACGGTCAACATACAGCTTGACAACGAAAGACCCGTCAGCAGCCTTTATTTCGTGGATTCCAGCGGTCTTCATGTTCTCAGCGAGGTAATCTCTCAACTTCTCTGCTTTGCGCTCGTAGGTTGTTTGCAAGGCTTTGATACGCTTAATAGCGGCTTTAGCTTGTTCAGCATCTGACTCGCAGTTGAGGACGTAAGCAGCGACAGCGTTTGCTTTATTGCCGAGCATGACCCGGAATTCGTCAAACGCTGGCAAAGCCTCGCCAGTCTCAGGGTCAAACAATTCGTCAAGTTGTTCACGAAACGATGTTGCTAATTCGTAGAGACTGGTCATGGTCAGAAGTCCGGCATATCGTCAAAACCGCCTGTTGGCGTTTGACCAGAAGAATGACCCGCTACCTTGGCAAACTCAGGAGAACGTTTAATAGCATCCTTTAGCTTGTCGTGGAAAGCGTCAAATGTAGCCCAATCAGGGTTGTCCAAGTCAAACATTACTGTCTCATGCACAGCCGCTGGCTTGGCATTCTTCAATGCTGTTGGCAATGGAGTCAGGTTAGCTACGTTGCTATACGTCTTGCCGTTTGTCTCGCTTGTGGTCACGTTGACCATGCAGTAAGCACCGATCAGCTTAGAGATGTCAAAGCCTTTAGCTTCTTCATCAGTAAACTCACGACCTCTCCAAGACTGCAAGTCTTTACGCAAAGAAGCCTTTTCACTGAGAGACAAAGTGTATGACTTGCTAATAGTCATAGGCATCTCTTTACCGTCAAACTCAACAGTAAGAGGCTTGCCTTCCTCGTCCTCGCCAAACAATTCCCAAGCAACACGAATCTTGTGCTGCAATTTTTCGCCATATTGACCTGAAGACAACTGTGTGCCAAGGTCAATCAACGAATAGCAACGTCCAATGTGAACCCCTGAAGGCACACGTTTAAAGTTACCACCACCACTGTCAGAAGCTACAAAGCCCATTTCATTCTCCTAAAAAAACAGCCGTTACAGGTCGGCTGAACACCTTATTTGCGAATAATTGGATTGGCAAGAAGCCATTTGTCACCAAGCTGATGGACAGATCGTGCCCACTTGCGTTGGTAAGTACGGATTACATCAGGTGACGCATCGTATGAAAGAAAAAGTTGCCGTGCTTGGCGTAAAAGTGTGATGTTCATGTGAACTCCTGTCTTGTTGAGCCTCAATCTTATGACACAGCAAACAAATAAACACTAGGGGAAACCCTAGTAGACATGCTGTTTAACAATGATAACCTTGCCAGCATGACTACACCAGACCATCACGAAACCGTTGCAGCACAAGAGCTTTGCGTCCATGCAATCCAATCTGTAAAGCAATACACTTTTGATCCCGGAGACTTTGAGGCAGCTACCGTTGCTCTCTTTGCCCGAGCCATTGAACTCACCACAAAAAAGGAAATCAACCTGTGTTACCAGCAAAAGCCTTCTACCTCGAACAACTAAAAGATGGCCCTGAAAGCCACCGCCGTATCATGAATCGCATGGCAACACGCAAGTACCATGAGTCACCCACCAAAATTAAAGACGAACTGCTTGAAGATGGCTACATCTTGCTTGTCAATAAAGTCTTGCAAGGCAACGGTAAGTGGGCGCACTTCCACAAACTAACCGGCAAATCATTTGTTGTAGAAAAGCAACAGCCTGTTGTTGTTCAAGAAAACACAATGTCTGACAAGTGGGAAGATGGCACAGCCAAGTCCACAAGCAATGCTTTCAACTGGCGCAACAAAGATCAGGTCATTTTTAACAAGCGTGAAATCATGATCTTGCAGCAGAAGTATCACAACAACCACCCGATCACTATTTACAGTAGGGCTTAAGTGGTGTTATGATTTAGTCAGACAGCTTAGGTGTGGCGTGTACGAGACGCTAATACATCTAAGCTGTCAAAGGCTGACCCCTGAATTTTGGCGCTCGTACCGCTGGAGTTCAGGGGTTTTTTATTGGAGATTCCAATGACAAAAAAGTCATATTCCGAAAAGTTGCTTGATCCTCGCTGGCAACAAATGCGTTTGCGAGTTTATGAGCGTGACAACTTTACTTGCAGAATGTGTAACGCTTCAACAAAAACACTTAATGCACATCATGTCCACTATCACCCATTTGCCGAAGGTCCGTGGGATTACGATCAAGAAACAATAATTACATTGTGTTCTGATTGTCATTCAGACGAGCATCAGAATCTTGATTCATCAAAAGCAAATGTCATTCTTGCGCTTGTAAAAATGGGTTATTGGGATTCATTTGAATTTGACGCTTTGTGTGATATTTTTTCAACTTTATCAAAAGATGATCTGACAAAAGCGTTTATGGAGAAAATTCATGGCAAGAATTAGAACAATAAAACCTGAATTTTGGCGCGATGAATCATTGGCATCAATTAGTCCTGAGGCGTGTCTTTTGGCTCTTGGATTGCTTAATCATTGCGATGACGAAGGATATTTCAACGCTAACCCAAAGCTAGTTGAATCTGACATTTTTCCTTTACGTGAACTAAAGCTGAAGACTACCGTATTGCTACAGGAGTTATGCAAGATAGGTTATTTGCTTGTATTTCAAGGCAACGATGGTAAGACTTATGGGTGCATCAAGAATTTTGAAAAGCACCAAGTCATAAACAAGAAAACACCTAGCAAAATCAAGCACTTATGCGAAGTACAGCAAGACTACCGTAGTGATGTAGTAGTGCTACCTACAGGAAAGGAAGGGAAAGGAAATGGAAAGGAAATGGAACAGGGAAAGAAAAGCGCTGTCGCGCCACGCCCTGAAGATGTAAGTCAGCAAGTTTGGGATGATTGGGTGGCACTTAGAAAGCGCAAAGGAACAACCATCTCTGAGACTGCTATTGAAGGAGCTAGAGAGGAAGCTGCAAAAATTGGCTGGACTCTCCAGCAATTCCTGATTGAGTGGTGTACCAGAGGTTCACAAGGGCTGAAGGCTGAGTGGATTAAGCCTGATGAAAAGCAGAGCCAGACTGAGACTGTTTACCAGCGATCAATGCGCCTGAAGATGCAAGAGGCAGTGCCAAGCATTGCCAAACATGCACCATACCAAGACGCAAGCGATTTCTTTCGCACCATTGACATGGAATCTAAGAAAGCTATTGAGGTGAACAAATGAGCTTGCCTATGCCTTGGGTTGAAAGAATCTTTACTAAGCTGACCATGATCTATGGACGAGACTTTCTTGGTCGTTGGGAAGGCTTGGACATTGCTGAAGTTAAAGCTGATTGGGCGCATGAGCTAGCTGGCTTTAAAGACCATCCTGACTCAATTGCTTATGCTTTGAAAAACATGCCTGACAGCGGTAAGCCGCCGACAGTCCTTGAGTTTCGTGCAATATGCAGAAAAGCCCCTGAACCTACTTTGCCAATGTTGGAAAACAAACTAACAGCGGAGCAAATGGCGGCAAACAAAAAGCGTATTGCTGAACTGATTGCAAAGGTGAAAAAATGAAAAGACCATACGCACTCCAAAAACTGCTTGAACACGGCGAACTGTCAGGTCGTGAAATCAAAGAGATAACCGGCTGGACAAACAAGCAGGTATACGCAACGATTAGTGCTTTATGCAAAGCCAACATTGTTCGCAAGCTACCCAAACTCAAATGGGGTCTTCTTAAACTCAATCCTTACGTCTGTTACAAGCCAAATGTCTAATCCATACAAAATCCTTGAGCCTACTTGCATCAGTTTTTCTGGTGGCAGGACATCTGCTTACATGCTTTACAAGGTGCTTGAGGCTCACGACATGAGCCTACCTGAAGACGCTGTTGTCTGTTTTGCCAACACAGGCAAAGAAGAAGAAGCAACTTTGAAGTTTGTCCATGACTGCTCAACCCATTGGAATGTGCCAATTGTTTGGCTTGAGTACAAGGATGCTGAAGAAACTAAAGACCGTTGGACAGAGGTGACCTACGAGACAGCCAGCAGGAATGGCGAACCGTTTGCAGCCATGATTGCAAGAAAGAAGTTTTTGCCGAACTCGGTCATGCGTTTTTGCACAACAGAGCTAAAGATTGTTCCAATTAACAAGTACATGGCAAGCATTGGTTACGATGAATTTGAAACATTTGCAGGTTTAAGGGCAGACGAACCAAAACGTCTTACCAAATTGCGCGACACTTTACACGCTCCACTTGCTAAAACAGGAACAACACAAGCAAACGTTCAAGCCTTTTGGAAAGCCAACAGCTTTGACCTTGGTTTGAAATTTCAAGACAAAGTAACTCCATTAGGAAATTGTGATTTATGCTTTATGAAGGGTAGCAATCAAATAATGAGCATCATCCAGCACCAACCAGAACGTGCTGTTTGGTGGGCAGAGCAAGAAACAAAAATCAACGGCAGGTTTTGCAAAGACCGTCCAAGATACGCACAAATGATGGAGTTTGCCAAAGACCAAACCGACTTTTTTGGCAATGATGAAACCATTTCCTGTTTCTGTGGTGACTAAGGGTAAACACTGATGGCTTACAGCAGAAAAGAAGTATCAAATTCTGGTGACAGATACATGATTGAACTTGGCGAAGCTAGAGTGCTTTACCGCACATACGAATCAACAGGCCAAAAGGTTCTTACACCTGTACGCATGGAATGGCTTGAAAAACGATATGGAACCGGATCTGTTGCCCGAATCAGGGCGCTGATGCAAAAATTACAAACAGGAGAACTTGAATGAACACGTGGCCATTTCCGGGTCCATCAGGCCCAATACCTTGGACACGCAAACAAATTCGTGAGTACGAAAAGCAAAAGCGTGATGACGCTGGAGACTCGCCTTTATGAGATACGCAGCCCGTGTAGACGAAAACCAAGCTGAAATAGTGAAGGTTCTTAGGGATGCAGGTTGTTACGTTTGGCCCATAGGTCTACCAGTTGACCTTTTGGTTGGCTACAAGAACCAAACATTTCTCATGGAATTGAAAAGTGGCCCTACAAAGCGTTTAACGCGCTTACAGCAAGACTTTTTTGCAAAGTGGTGCGGTGGTACTCTTTGCAGGATTGACAGCCCTGAAGCCGCTTTAAAAGCAATTGGGTTTATATGACACCTGACATGAAAAGCCGGGATCAAGAGAAACTTTACCATTCGATCATTGGTCAGATTGCCAAGCAAGCAATGCTTCATCGTAGCCGTTGGACACAAGAGTCTTGGAAGCGATTCTTGATTGACCAATGGGCGCATGAAAGCGGTGAAATGTCTAGCATCAGCAAAGTTATGCCAAGCATTGATGGTGAACGTGTTGTTCAGCTAGGCCATCAAAGCAGAAGGTTTACCAAAGAGCAAGCTGTAAGTTTTACTGAGTGGTTGTTGTATTGGGCCAACACTAATGGAGTCACGATTGATGATGTTTCCAAAACATAACTACGTTCGCAGCAAGAAGCTGCTGGAAAACGCTAGGCTTATTCCTTGCCAGCGTTGCGGTGCTGAGGATGGCACTGTTGTTGCGGCGCACACAAATTGGGGTGGCGGCAAAGGTCGTGGGATCAAAGCTGATGACAACATGATTGCAAGCCTTTGCTATGAATGCCACATGATGATTGACCAAGGAAAAGATTTGCCTTGGTACGAGCGCCAAGAAAAATGGTCACTTGCTCATTACAAGACAGTAAAGAAGTTGGTGCTACTTGGATTATGGCCTGACGATGTGCCTATACCTAAGGGTTTATCCGAATGTGCAAAGGAGTGGCTTTCCTGATAATAGAGCCATCATCAACAAGATAGGACAAACATGACAAACACAATGGGTAACTTTTTTGATGAGGTAGAAACCGACCTTATCAACCAATACAAAGCCATGACTCCAAAGCAATTAGAAATTGAAGAACATCGCCGCAAACTTCAGCGTCAATATGAAGCCTCAATTACGCCTGTTGAAACAGATGAGGATAGAACTAACACTGACGAATATCCAGTTGACGAGGACGAGCAATGAACTACGCAGCAATTGCAGCGGCTATGAGAGCCGAAATTGAAGACAGCAAAAAGCTGTATATGCCTAACAGCCCCGGCGCATTTGTGCGAGACAGGCTGTTCAAACAATGTAATTGGGAAGAAGCGACATGGTTTTGGTCGCATTATTGCAGTCGCAATTTTAAAAATCCAACATTAGACAATTTGTTTGCTCAATTGGAAGAACTTGCAGCAAACGAAAAAATGCCCGATTGGGGAACAAAAGATACATGATGAAAAACACGATTGAATACATCAAAACATTGTTTGCTCCACCAAGCGCAGAAACACTTGCGCTGCGTGAACTTGAAGATTCACGCCGTGAATTGCTTAAATCTCAAGCGCATCAAGAGTACACAGCCAAGATGGTTGAGTACCACCAAGGAAAAATTACTCGCTTGAGCAAATTCCTTAAAGCCAGCATGAAAGAACAAGACAAGGAGACAGCATGATCTGCGAACAATGCGAAACCGTAGCGCACTGCACCAAGCATGGGTGTGTGCCAAAGCAGCCAGCACCTGTGCAGGAGCTTGAACACATTGTTCATTCAAACGGGCGATATAGCCCTTTGTTGACTCGCATGATGAATAAGCGAGTGGAATCTAACGTCAAGCAGGTCATTCACCTATATGACGACCCACCCGCACAGCCAGCACCTGTGCAGGAGCCTGTGGCGTCTTATAAAGGGCCGAAAGAATTGTGGCTTCAACTGCATGGCGATTGCAGCGACGATGAGCTTACTGAGCCAGTTGATTACACAGACGACAGCGTAACTTGGTGCTGGCATCAAATCTACAACAGCGATGTGCGTTATGTCCGAGCCGATATTGCCACCCCACCCGCAGCTAAAGCCATCCGAGCCAGAGGAGATAACGCATGAACCAAGATCAATACACAACTGAAGAAGACACCGCAGAGCTTTTGCGTGTGGGCCAACTGCCAAAGCCTTTGCGCCTTGCCGCCATGCTGGAAAAGACAATGCAATGGCCGTTGCACGGCAAGTCTGCCGATTGCTTGCGTGAAATGTATGAGCTTCTGCAACGCTGTGAAAATGAAATGCGTTACGCAGGATGGGGCAGGCTGGAAGCTAACAACACCGCAAGGAATGACGTTTATGAGCAAGTGAAACAACTTTTGGAAAAGAACACATGACAACACATGAGCAAACAACACAGGAAATGCGAAATGCGTTTGATGCCTTGTGCAAAAGTCGCGTGAAGGCGGCTGTCGAGGCGGAAAGAGAGGCGTGTGCTGAGTTGGTCTACCACTCGCCGCCATCTGACGAATACGAAAGCCCGTTGAAGGCTGTTTACAACGCCATCCGAGCCAGAGGAGACAAGCATGACTGAATGTCAACACCGCTGGCAGCCCGTTGAGGGCCAGCCCATTTACAAATGCGCCCGGTGCGGCGCTTTCTTGAGGATTATTAAATGAACAAAGAAGAAGCCCTTGCAGCAATCAAGCTGCTGTCCGCGATGGAGTCGTGGTCATTCAGCCTAAAAACCACAATCCCCGACTACCTGCACCAAGACTTGCAGCGGTCAATGGAAGTGCTGGAGCGCATCGTATTGGAGCAGCCGCAAGAAAATTACCCATACAACACGCCTTTTCTGAATGCTATGACCAAGGAAACAGCGTGAGGCCAGATAGCCCTTGCATAGCAGTCTGTACGACTCTTTATGACACGGTTTGTAAAGGTTGTGGGCGAACTTACATGGAAGTCGCTGTGTGGAACTCTATGTCTCAAATAGAAAAAGAAGAAATCTGGCAACGTATAGACAAAGAAGCAACAGCTTGGCGGTACAACACTTACAAGGATAGAGTTAAATGAAAAAGCAGTGTAAAAGGAAGGTTTACCAGTTAATTGACGTTATCGGTCACGCTATCGCTGGCGCAGGTATCACAACAGACGATTGCTTAAAGCAACTCAAAGACAAAGAGATTGCCGCTATTGAAGCCATGAGGACTGGTAAAGCAACAGTTTGGACATGGCAAGAACTGGTAGACATGAACAATATCTGTCAAGTGATGGCAAGAAACGGCATAGGGCCAGAAGCACTACCCGACTCTATGCTTGCCGAAATTGAGCTTACACACGCAGCCAAGCGGTTTGAAGCTACAGGCAAAATGCTACTGACCGGGACAGGCTTAAGGGCCATCAACGAGGTCTTGGAGTGGCATCATCTGCAAAGAACGTCAGTTAGCCGATCCGAATACGAGCGCATGATCGAAAAAACACGCAACAAGATACGCTCTAGGTCAAAAGACGTTACGGTTATACAATTACAACAGGAGAATCCACCATGAAATTCAGCGTAAAAGAAGCACAAGAAAACATCATTGGCGACTTTGCCATGTGCCTTCTAAACTCAGTCACAGCAGCCCACATCCACCACTTTGGTACGGATAGCTACGCTCAACACGTTGCATTGGGTGAGTTTTACGAAGGCATTGAAGACTTGGCTGACAAATTCATCGAAGCCTACCAAGGCAAAAAGTCAAAAATAATTTTCACGGAAAAGGCACTTTTTCTGGGGGAAAATGGTCTGGAGCTAGTTCTGTACGTTGGTAAAGAAATCGCCAAATACCGCGAAATGCCCGGTTTCCCTAAAGATAGCGACTTGCAAAACATCGTAGATGAACTGTCAGATCAAGTCGCATCTACCCTCTACAAACTTAGATTCCTGAAATGACGCCATTCACAAAAAATCAAGCAGGTTGGTATTGGGGCTTAAAAGGACCATACGCAACTAAAGACAAAGCACAACAAGTGGCCCAAACCGCATACGCCACTGGCTACAAACAACAGAAAACTGACGTAATATCGTTCAGAGTTGCTGAAAACACTTGGATTCCACCGTCAAATCTGACTAAAAAATTTGAGAAAGTTTGAAAAAGTTCTCCTTGGTGCTAGGCTGTAAGTCTTTATGCCCTGTTAGTCAGGGCATTTTTTTTAGTAAAAAAGCACGTCAAAGTAGTGCAAAGCTAAAGCAGCTAAAGCCAATCCAATAACGATTGCAGCCAATGGGTCTTGATATTTGATAATGAAGTTTGTCATGTTGTGTCCTTTGTTTTGTTGTTGATGTCTTTATTGTCTAATTGTCCACAATAAATTACATAGGTGTTTACCCTAATGCCATCAATACCCAAAACACAATGCGCTGAGTACCAATGCAAAGGCCCAAGCATCAAGGGGTCTGTGTACTGTGTAGATCACGCACCAGCAGCTAAAACAACTGAAGACCGCAAGACCTTCAACGCCCACTACAACAATAAAGCATGGCTATCTATACGCAATAGGCAGCTATCAACACAGCCACTGTGCCAAGCCTGTCTGCTAGATGGTCAAGTTATGTCAGCTAACCATGTGGACCATGTGTTCCCTTGGTCTGCAATAGGTGAACACGCATTCAGGCGTAACTTATTTCAAAGCCTGTGCGAGACACATCACGGGGTCAAATCAGGGCTTGAAAAGAAGGGCGTGTACAGACATTACGTTGAGCCTGTTAAAGATTATAAATCTGAGGATTATGTTTATGTCTACCAGTTCTTGCCATGTCCAAACTGTTGCTTTACCAGTCCTCATGGCTTCAATAGCGGCAATCTCTTTGTCTTTGAGTTGCTTTAAGCAATCGTCTGTTG